CCCAGCAGACGCATACACGATTGATAAGCTGAACTTTGTATGAAGGACAATTTAAAATGGCAAGAACTACTTTTTCAGGCCCAGTGCGGGCTGGTTATCAAGGCGGAGACGCAAGCGCACAACAACCCTTAACTCCTACCACTATTAATTCAGGAACCGTAATTTCGGTCGATGAGGGAACAGCAGCTTCTGGCTTCTATTCTCGTGTAATGCCAACTACAGGTTTTGGTTCTAGTGATTATCTAACTCCTGGTGAGGCTTTTTCTGTATTTGGACGTGTTCAGTGCGGCACCCCTTTCGCTGTAGCTCCTTCTACTACTTTTAACCACATGGCTGGTGCAGTAGGTGAGTTTGCAGTTATTGGCACATATGCTAACTTTGGCTTAATGGCTGGTGTAATGGGTACTATTAACACTAATACCCTGTCAGGTGATGCTGCTGTTATGGCATTTATGGATGGCGATTCTGGTGTAACCACCGCTCGTTGCGCTTTTGGTGTTGCAATGGCTCAAACCACAGCTGGTTCTGGCTTTGAATATGGTATTGATCTGAAGATGCAAGACCCTGTAGCTGATGCTGGCGGCCCTTCTGGCGTTAAAGCATACACCAAAGCTAATATCCGTATGGAAGATGACGTTGTGGTTATGGTTGATGCAGGGGCTCCTACAAACGGTACTACTGGCGATAACTTCGCAGGTACGGGTTCTTTATACGTTGATTCGACCGCTGGTAAGTTGTATATCAATACTGGCGCAATCAGCAACCCAACCTGGGTAGTTGTTGGTACTCAAACCTAATGTTGACTCATAAAGACCCAGAAGTTCAGGTAATGCTTGGGCTTCTGGAATCTCAAAGAGATCATGTTATGGGTATTGTAGCGATGCAGGCTAAGCAAATTGAAGAGCTAAAAGCCAAACTCGCTACTCAACAGGAAAACCAGGAGAGTTAAAATGGGTATGCAATATGACGTAAAGTCAGCACACGCAAGCGCATCAGGTGTGGCGGTAGGGTACAGAACTCGCTTAAAAGGGGTTCTTATGTCCCCTTCTGGAGCTACAACGGTAAATACTATTTTTGCTAATAACTTAAGCCTTTCTGGTACGTACAATGTACCAGCCTCTACCGTTTGCACGGTAACTATTGCTAATCATGGGCTGTCAAACGGGGATAGAGTTTATTTAGACTTTACCTCTGGAAGCTCTGCTGATGGTCCGTATGATGTATCTAACGTTTCTACAAACACGTTTACAGTTACAGTAGCTTCAGCAACAACTAACGGCAATGTAACAATGTACGCATCCATATTAGCTGAATTTGACTGTTCTTCTGCTACGGCTTTTTATACATTTATTCCAGGCGAAGGTATTTTAGCGACAGATGGTATTTATGTTGGTTTACCAGCTTCGGTAACAACTACGCTGTTTTACGGATGACACTATGCAGCAATATGACGTTAAATCGTATCATGCTTCAGCATCTGGAATCGCTACCACAAACCCTGTACGCTTAAAAAACGTATTGGTTACTACTGGTACTGTGTCTGCAAGAAATATGGCAGTTGCAGATCCAGCGACTTCGCAATCGGGCACTTGGAGTCGTACTGGAGCACTAGTTACGGTTACGATTAACAACAATGGTTTAACAAACGGTCAACGGGTATTTTTAGATGTTGCGGCTGGAACTACCATGCGTGATGGGGTGTACGAAGTATCTAACGTAACAACTAATACATTTACAGTGACTTCAGCAACATCTGGAGTGGCTTCTGGTACAGTGACAATGTACACAAATATTTACGTTGAACTAGATACATTTAACACAATAGGTTTGCCTGTTAAGATTCCAGGCGAAGGGATTAATTGCCCTAACGGTATTTTTGTTGGGGTTGGCTCAAGCGTAACGGCAACGGTGTTCTATGGCTAAATCCCCTGCATGGACTCGCAAAGAGGGTAAGAACCCTGAAGGCGGCTTAAACGCCAAGGGCAGGGCTTCCTACAATGCGGCTAATCCTGGTAAGCCTGGACTTAAACGTCCACAACCAGAAGGTGGTTCAAGACGGGATTCCTTCTGCGCTCGCATGAAGGGCATGAAGCGTAAGCTAACCAGCGCTAAAACCGCTAACGATCCAGATAGCCGCATCAACAAGTCCCTACGGGCTTGGAACTGTAAAGAAGGTGGATCAGTTCGTGGTGGTGGCTGCGAGATCCGTGGCAAAACCAAAGGTAAGATGGTATGAATGTATTGGAACTTTGGACTGGTGGACTTACAATATTTATAGCGTTTATTGGATACGTCATGCACGAAAAGTTCAACGAATTAAAACGGATTGATATTTTATTAAATAAGACTCGTGAGGAGGTAGCACGTGATAACGTCACTAAAGCAGAAGTTGACCGCATTGTTGAACACATGGACGCAAGGTTTAACAAACTTGAAGACAAAATTGACCAACTTATTAAAAGGTAAGTAATGCCAAGCGTAAGTAAAAAGCAACACGGATTTATGGCTGCTGTCGCTAATAATCCAAAATTTGCCAAAAAGGTTGGCGTATCTAAATCCGTAGGAGAAGAGTTTATGAAAGCAGATAAAGGACGTAAATTCAGAGCTGGTGGCTTAAAAGAAGTTGATTCTGATAGCAATCCAGGATTATCTAAACTGCCCACAGAAGTACGCAACAAAATGGGCTACATGAAGAAAGGCGGTAACGTGAAACATTCAGACATTTCCAAAGACAAGCCAATGATGAAGAAGGTTGCTGCTAAAGCCGTTAAAGGTCACGAGAAAAAGTTGCACGGCATGGCTAAAGGCGGCGGCATTGAGTCTAAGGGTAAAACCAAAGGCAAAATGATTAAAATGAACATGGGCGGAAAGGCTTGCAAATAATGAAAAAGATGAAAAGATTTCAAGACGGTGGAACTGCGGATGAAAATTTTACGCCTGAGCAATTAAAGTTTTTAGGTGGAGCAGATCGTACTGACCCATACATTTTGGCTCGTATGCGTAAAGCTGCTCCTGATGCGCCAAAAGTTGCTAAGGTAGATACTAAAGTTGATGCTGGCGAGTTGCTCGATGAGACTGGTGAAAAATCAAAGGTCCGCCGCAATACAGAAACTGGTGAGTTGTATGACACTGAAATTTATACACCAAAAGTTACTCCTAAAGCAGAGGCTGCTGCTCCCAAAGCTACGCCAAAAGTAGAAGCTGCGCCTGCACCAAAAGAATCAAAGCCTGAAACAAAGGACAAAAAAACCACACTTAAAGAATTTAGAGAGTCTCTTAAAAGTCCAGATATTTTGAAGCCTTATAAAAAATCTGACATTGAAAATCCAAAATCTAAAGCAAATTTGAGTGACCTTAAATTTGGTAACTTAACAAAAAGCTTACGCGAGAAAGCTGGCATAACTTCATATAAGTCTGGCGGTAAAGTATCTTCCGCGTCTAAACGTGCTGACGGCATCGCTATTCGTGGGAAGACTAGAGCGTAATGCCAATAGAGCCTATTGACCCTTCTAAAAAGACTGGCGGTGACGGGCAGGAGAAATATCCAGCCAAGCCAAAGCATGGTCCTGGAAAGTTTGACGAAATTCTAGAGAAAGCTGAGAAGGCTCAAAAGGCTAGGTCTGAAATAAGCAGTATGGCTGAAAAGACTAGGGCTGAACCTCCTTATACTGGGAAAGCTTATTCTGATACTGGACCAAGGACTGGACCAAACATTTCTGGAACATTTGGTCCTATAACAGATCTAATGGAACGTAAAGCAAAGCCGTACAACAAAGCCAAAGGCGGGGTTATTAAGTCAGCTTCTAAACGGGCCGATGGCATAGCAATTAGAGGAAGGACAAGAGCATGAGACCCTCTCGTGGTATGGGCGCCATAATGCCTACTAAGATGCCAGGTAAGAAAACGATCAAACGCAAGGACAATCCAGAGGATGTGGAGATGTTTGCGGGTGGTGGACTTTATGCCAATATCGCTGCCAAGAAACGCAGGATAGCTTCTGGGTCAGGCGAGAAGATGCGTAGCGCTGGTGCTAAAGGTGCTCCTAAGAAAAGTGATTTTGCAAATGCTGCTAAAACGGCTCAATACAAAGAGGGTGGTACGGTTAATAAAGCTGGTAATTATACGCAACCTGGTATGCGTAAGGCTTTATTTAATAGTATTAAAGCATCGGCTACGCATGGTACGGCAGCGGGTCAATGGTCAGCGAGAAAAGCACAGCTCCTAGCTAAACGTTATAAAGAAAAAGGCGGCGGGTACAAGTGAAATGGTCAGACAAACGCAAAAAGTCGATCAACTGCGACAGCCCAAAGGGGTTTTCGGAGAAGGCTCATTGCGCCAGCAAAAAGAAGAAGATGGCAGGGGGTGGTTTAGCAAAATCACAGCAATCTTTAAAATCTTGGGGAGACCAAGACTGGCAGACCAAGTCAGGCAAGAAGTCGTCCGAGACGGGCGAGAGGTATCTCCCAAAGAAAGCAATACAAGCGTTAAGCCCACAAGAGTACGCAGCAACAACACGAGCAAAGCGGGCGGGAAAAGCACAGGGAAAACAGTTCGTGCCCCAGCCCAAAGGAATAAAAGCAAAAGTAAAACCGTATAGGAAAATATGACTACTACAGGTACCACAGCTTTTAACCTAGACATGAACGACCTCATTGAGGAGGCGTTTGAGCGTTGTGGTTTAGAGCTTCGATCTGGTTATGATTTTAAAACCGCTAGACGGTCTTTAAATCTGCTTACTATTGAGTGGGCCAATCGAGGTATTAATTTGTGGACTGTCGAGCAAGGGCAGATCATAATGAACACGGGTCAGGCTATTTATCCTATTCCAGTGGATACGATTGACCTCTTGGATACTGTGGTGCGTACTAATAATGGTCAGGGTAATAATCAGATTGACATCAATATTAGTCGTATTAGCGAGTCTACATACATCACCATTCCTAATAAAAACGCTACAGGGCGCCCTATTCAGGTTTGGATTAACCGACAGTCAGGTAACGTTGCAAACGTCTCACAG